TTCGACCACACGCTGTACCACGAAATCACGCATTGCGTGCTGGACTACTCTGGCCTCGAGGAGTTGAACGAGGACGAGACGAAGGTGGACCTAATCAGCAACGCCGTCTATCAGATCGTCTCGACCATCAGATTCGACGCCACTGACGCATTCCCGTCTGCTTGATGACCCGACGCTCGGTGAGGCTTTCCATCGCACGGCGGTAGGTACGGGTCACGGACTCGGCCTTCACGCCGTTCTCCTCGCAGAGCTTGCGGACGAGCTTCTTGAGGTCATCCTCATGGCGGACCTCATCCAGATACTCGTAGATGGCCTCGGCGTAGATGCCGACCTTTCCCAAGGCCGACTCCTTGCAAGCCTTGACGGCATCGTGCCAGGAGGCGGTGAGGCTTGACACCTCCTCGCCGTCCTCGTCTTTCTCGAGGACTTCGCGGTGCAGTTCGAAATGCTGGGCGGGGAGTTTATCCCCGTCCTTCTGTTTGATAACCTCGACCTGTGCGACGAGAGTGTCCGGGCTAGGCCGAAAGCAACCAAGCAAGAAGTCAAGGTTAGCCGTGATTGCACTCGAGCCTCTCGGCCTCTCGCTCGCCGCATGCCCCGTGTGATGGATCACAAGCACGGTGCAGCCGAACGCTGCCCGCAGGTGCGTATTGAGCAGCCTGAGATAAGTGGCGATGTCGGTAGATGAGTTCTCATCCCCCGTGAAGGTCTGGGAAAGGGTGTCAACCACGACGAGAGACGGGCGTTGGGGGAGTGTCGCTATCGCCTCCCGAAGGGTTGACACTTGATCTTCCTCGGCCAAGAGGAGCGGGGTCACGCAGACATGGAAGTTATCGGGTTCCGATAACGCATGGTGCTGGTGCCACGCCCGGACACGGCGGTAGATGCCTGCCCCGCCCTCGGCGGCGACATAGACCACGCCACCGCCGTCCGTCCGCTTGTCGCACCACCGCATGGCATGAGCGATATGCAGGGCCATATCCAACGCGATGAACGACTTGAAGGTGCCAGAGGCACCGAACAGCATGCCGCAGGCATCAGCGGGGACGAGCTGCTTGACGAGCCACTTGACATTCTTCGTGGCGTTGCCGAGTTGCGGCAGGGTGAGGAGCAGGGACTTGCGTTCCTCCTCGGTACCCGGCAAGGCAATCTCGACGGGCTTGCGGTACTTCTTCTCCGCCCCGTTCACCATGTGCGGGATGCGGTCGTACCGGGACTGCCAACGCTCGAGTTCTGCCGCCTTCGACGGCCGTACCGCCTGCATGAGTCCGCGGAGGGTTTCCACCGCAGCCCCGGCGTGCATGCCTGTGGAAATGAACTTGGCCGAAAGTTTCAGCAGCGGGTCGTGATAGGCCCGTTCGTGGTCGGCATCTGCCGCGAGTGCCGCGATGAGGGTGGCGTAGTCGCTGCCGTTACCCGTAGGGGTTTTCGGAACATCCGATGCACGGCTTTTGAGGATCTCGGCCAAGTCGAGACCAAACGCCGAACAAGCGTCTTCCAGGCTGTAGCACACGCCGGGGTTCCAGACCTTGACGCCGACCGTCCACTCCCCGCTCTCCCGCCGCTTGGTGTTCTTGCCTTGAGGAAGACGGACATAGCGGACGGCGTTGTTGCCGCTGGAGTCGGCCTTGATGAGCTTGGCCTTCGCCATCGCCTGCATCACAAGGTCGATGGTTCCGAGTTGGTGGCAGGCCGGGTCATCGGCGTCTAGGAGGATGCCGATCTGATGGTTGCCGGGGGATGTCTCGAGGACATACGACACCTGTCCCTCGACCACCGTAGGGTCGGCGTCATCGGCGACAAGCACCGCGAGGCGGTGGAAGTTGGCCTTGGCGCGGCGGAACGGGGAGGCATCCTGCAGCGTCATCACCGAAGTGCAGAAGAAGGTGTTGTCCGCCGTCACGCTGTCGATGAGGGAGGCTTGGGACTCTGCCCCCGTGTAGGCACGACCCGTCCATGAGTGCATGGAAGCCTCGTTCGGGTCGGCCTTGAAATTTGTGACCCACCCGTAGGTTCCGGGCGGGAGAGATCCGTAGGCTACGGACAGCAGCTCGCTGTTCTTCACGACCGCCTCCGGGTCAGAACTTGATGGTGGTGAGGTCGTTGACGGTGAGCGGGATGCTCTCTCGTTTTGCGTGGTTGAGAAGACGCTGCCAGTGCTTGAGTGGTACCGCCCCGTTGGTACCGCCCTTCGCCCGCGGCAACATCCACCGACTCACCGCCGATGGGGCGATGTCGAGGATGCGGGCGGTAGCCCTCACCCCGCCGATGCGGGTGACGACTGTACGGGCGGGTTCAAGGCGGTTACGGATGGTGGTGGACATCGGAAGTGTTCTTCTGGTGTTGCAACGGACTGGCGAAGGTTGCACTATGTGTTCGGGAAAAGTCAACGCCTGAATAGAACCGAATCGGATGCAACATCTTTGACCGTCTGTTGCCTTTTCCTGCACGGGCGGGTATGTTCTCCCCGTCTAGAGTTGAACCCACCACCACGGAGCTATGCAAACCATGAGTCCCGAAGCACTGGCGGCACAATGGATCGCCGCGAAAAACGCAGAGAACGAAGCGAAAGATAAGCGACTGGAAATCGAGCGGCAGCTCATCGAAGTCGTAGAAGTCAAGGAAGAAGGCAGCACGACGAACACGCTCAAGAACGGCATCAAGGTCGTCACCAAGGGTGGCTACACCTACAAGGCCGATGTGCAGAAGCTGCTCGCCCTGACGGCAAGCTGGCCCGAGAAGCCGGTCAAAACCAAGGTCGAAGCGGATGAGGCTTTCTTGAAGGCCGTCCGTCACGACCGTCCTGACCTGTGGGCCGTCATCGCCGAGGCTGTGACGCTCAAGCCCGCCAAGGTCTACATCACCATCGAGGAACCCACCAATGGCCTTTGATCTTAAGAGCATCCGCAAGAACGATGCCATCGCCGCACCGCGTGTGATGGTCTATGGCGTGGAAGGTATCGGCAAGTCCACCTTCGCCGCCGGTTCGCCGAATCCCATCTTCATCCTGACAGAGGACGGCCTCGGCAGTCTGACGGTTGACCACTTCCCGCTGGCGACTACGCCTGGCGATGTGCTGTCGGCCATCGAGACGCTGTACAAGGAGAAGCACGGCTTCAACACCGTGTGCCTCGACTCGCTCGACTGGCTCGAGAACCTGATTTGGCGTGAGGTCGAGTCCAAGCACGATGCCAAAGAACTCGCCTACGGCAAGGGGGCGATCATCGCCGCCGAGCGGTGGCGTGAGGTTCTGGATGGGTTGAACGCCCTCCGCAACGACAAGGGCATGGCGGTCATCCTGATCGCCCACACCACCATCAAGCGGTTCGACTCCCCGGAAACCGAGCCGTTTGACAGGTACCAGCCGAAGCTGCAGGACCGTAGCAACGCACTCATCCGTGAGTGGTGTGACGCGGTGCTGTTCGCCAACTACAAGACCATCGTGAAGAAGGACGATGTGGGCTTCAACAAGACCGTTGCCCGCGGTATCTCGACGGGTGAGCGGTTGCTGTACACCAGCGAACGCCCTGCCTTTATGGCCAAGAACAGGTTCAACTTGCCCGACAGCATCCCGTTGTCGTGGGAAGCCTTTGCAAACGCGATCAAGTAAGGAGACGACGCAATGCCTCAGTTCAGTTTTGACCCCGCCTCGGCCCCGGCCTCGGCAACCAAGTCTTTCGAGCCGCTGCCGCGTGGATCGTACAACGCCATCATCATCGACTCGGACATCAAGTCCACCAAGGCCGGGACGGGCGAGTACATCGAACTCGTCATCCAGGTCGTGGACGGTATCAACGCCGGTCGGCGTCTGTGGGAACGACTCAATGTGTCGAACCAGAACAAGACGGCCGAGGACATCGCCAAGGCGGCGTTGGCGGAACTTTGCTCGGCGGTCGGCGTGACGAAGCTCACGGACACCGAGCAGCTTCACGACCGTCCGTTCCAGGTGCATGTGGACATCGACCGCAAAGACCCGACCCGCAACCGCGTGGTCGGCTACGGTTCGTCCGGCCTGACCCCGCCGCCTGCAGCCGCTGCGAAGGCGACTGGCACGAACTCGGCCCGTCCTTGGGCTAAGTAAGCCGCCATGCCCGCCGTCCCTGTAAGCCAGCACAGCACAGCCGAGAAGGTGGTGCAGTGGTGGGCTGCTAAAAAGCAGACCCACCGCCCACACCTCGGTGCCTCGCTGATCGGGCATGAGTGTGACCGTTACCTCTGGCTGACCTTTCGCTGGGCCAAGTTGGCCGAGTTTGAGGGCAGACTGCTGCGACTCTTTGACCGTGGTAACCGGGAGGAACCCCGCATACACGAAGAACTGCGTGGCATCGGGGTTGAGTTGCACACGATGGACGGCGATAAGCAGATCGCTTGCCGTGACCCCTCGGGTCACTTCGGCGGTTCGGTGGACGGCGTTGGCCGTGGCTTTCCCGAGGCTCCCAAGTCATGGGCAGTCCTCGAGTGCAAGACCCACTCCGCATCGTCGTTTCAGGCGTTGCAGAAGAAAGGCGTCAAGGAGAGCAAGCCCCGCCACTATGCACAGATGCAGGTGTACATGGGGCTGATGGACCTCGACCGGGCGTTGTACTACGCGGTGAACAAGGACACCGACGATGTATACACCGAGTGGGTCCACTTTGACGCCGCGGAGTTCCAGAAGCTGCAGGAGCGTGCGACACGCATCATCGAGGCCACCGAGCCTCCGGCGAAGCTGTCGGACGACCCGGCCTTCTGGGTCTGCAAGGCCTGCGACATGTATTCCCTCTGCCATCAGCAGAAGGTGGCGGCGGCAAATTGCCGTACATGCGTTGCTGCCTCACCTGTTGAGAATGGCCGGTGGCATTGCCAGACCCACAACAACATCCGGACGGACGAGGAGCAGGGTGAGGGGTGTCCCTCCCACCTGTTCATCCCTGCCCTCGTCCCGTTCGGGGAGGCAGTTGACGGTGGTGAAAGCTATGTCGAGTACCGGCATCGGGAGACGGGCAAGACCTTCCGCAACGGGCCGGACGGCTACTCGAGCAAGGAGCTTGCCGCCTCCTCTGCCGGGACGGTGACCGAGCCTGTGGTTGAGGCCATGCGTAAGACATTCGGGGCGAAGGTCGTGGAGTCCACGCCTCGCCGCCGGGGCAAGGCGGTGGATCTGTCGAAGTTCCCGAAGGCGAACGAGCCTTTCGTGGATGACAAGGAGATCCCTTTCTGATGAACAAGAACGTCTGCCAGAAGTGCGGCGAGGTCTGGACGAAGCACCACTACTGCGAGGAGATGCGTAAGCATGAGGCCGGTATACGAGAGGCTTTTGCTCGAGTACGCCAATTGAACAACGACCCCGTTGATCGCCCCGCCCACTACCAAGGGGAAATCGAGTGCATCGATGCCATCAAGGCACAACTGACCCACGACCAGTGGGTCGGGTATCTGCGAGGCCAGGTGGCGAAGTACAACTGGCGACTGGGGCGGAAGGGCGAGGCGGAGCATGACGCGAAGAAGCTGCTCTGGTACGCCAAGATGCTGGCCGGGACAGACCCGAGGAAGGGCTGATGGGCGGTCGGATGTCCCGCAACAAGGGAGCTGCGGCAGAGCGTGAGTTCACAACCATACTGTCGGAACACTTGGGTACTGCCGTCAAACGCAAACTGGGTCAGGCACGCGACTCAGGCGATGACTGCCAGTGGGGAAGGTTCCGCTTTGAGATCAAACGCCGCGAGACGCTG